CTTGATCAATATGATATGCACTTTTCATATGTTCATTTTGATAGGGATATAAATTTATTTTTGATCTAATAACTTTTATAATTCTATGTTCATTACTTAATCTATTAATGATAGGTTGCATAATTAAATGTTGCCAATATGAATCAGTTTTTTTACCATCAATAACTAATGAATGTGTAAGTAATGAGGTCAATGTTATATCATCAGGTGTGCCTACCCATTCGTTTCTATAATATGGAAAATTACTAGACATTAAAACTTCTTGTATTTCTTTAAATCTATTATCAGTTAAAAAATTTTCTATCTGTTTCATCTTGTAAATACTTTCAATATCTTTTTAATAGGTTCGTAAACTGTCCATATATCTTCTATATGTTTATCTAATTTTTTTTCAATATTATCTAGTTTTTTTTCTATCTTATCTAAACGATATTGTTGTTTTGCTGTAAATCTTTCTTTAGTCATTACATACTGCCCATAGTAAACTTTTTCCATTCTATTGCGTTCTTAATTTGAAATGTACGATTGTTTATTTGTTTTAGTGTGCTTTCACAATAGTGGCATATCTGTTTAAGATATTCTATTTTTTGTCTTAGTTTAATTATCTCATCATCACTATCAATAAACTTATCTACATCTTGTCGTAATACTTTTAGATCAAAGTTTTTTTCTTTGTATTCTTCAGGTTCTGCTTTACCTGTGAAAAATAACCATTTCTTTATGTGTAGTTTAGAATAGTCGCCCTCTGCTTTCTTTAACATGAGAGCATATGTTGAATATGTTTTAAGATATTGAGAATGTAGTTGTGGTGTCTTTAGACTTTCTAAGTCTAATTCAGTATCGTCTATCTTCAAGTCTTTTTCGGCTTGCGCCTGTAGTTCATCAAGTGTCATAATTTAATCCTTATATAATATATAGTAGTCTAAAACGGAGTAGTATATTCGTGTAGTTTATATCCGAATGAGACTGTGGCAAGTAAATACTCTATATCAGTTGCATTTTGATTGTATTCTAACGCTGACAATGTTTTAGGATAACAATCTCTAAATGTCACTTCTACTAGAGGTGTATTACGAGCAGATAATATAATTAACTTACTATCAGAAAATATAGCACCATCAGGTGTTGCTGATGTAGTTCTACCTGCGTCTTGTAAATTATTTTGTTGTGACAATGGCATTCTATCATTGCCACTAGCAATCAATTCTCTATATTTGTCGTCACTATCAACTTGTGAAAGACCTGCCATCCAGTCATGCACACTACGATAGTTTGTTAAATCTTCATCAACAATAAAAGATATAGTTAAATCTTCAAATGTTAAATCATTACCTGGTATTCTTATAGGCATAAGTCTAGTAGGTTGTTGTATTTCTGCAAGTGATACACCTGGTATATTTGCTGTAATACAATTAAACTCTACTCTAGGTAATTTTGTTGTTTGAAATCTAAACTTAGTAGGATCTGAATAGTCTAATCCTGTGCCTGTTGCTTGTTTACTTGCTAATGTTGTATCTGTCATATTAGTATTTATGCATAAAAAAAGGGGGCATAAACGCCCCCTCTCTTAATTCTCGTTGTATGAACGATCTCTTACATAAGGTTAGATACTTTAACCATTCTGTAATAGATGTTTGCTTGATCAGTTCCA